ATAAAACATTTGCTGCTGAATCTGGACGACCAACTTCAACAATGCTTTCAGTACCATTATCCATTTTAAAGTACATAACACCATCGTGGGTGTTGATTGCTACTTCACCTAAGTCTAACTGTGATGTTGTAGGTAACCGGCCAGCAACCGCACTTCTACGTAACTTAATAGTCGACATATGTCTCACCTTCTAACTTGGTTATAAAAACCGGTATAAAGAGTTATATAACTCTGTTCTACTTATATTTATGTTAGAAAGTTCCGCCGTCTATTGAACCTTCAAAGGTTCCTGCAATAATAGTATCAGTACCAGCAGTCCAGTTATCTGCTGTTTCATCCCATATAAATGATTTCTTTATGCCAGTCCCACGTAAAACTTCAATGCCTGCGTTCTCAGTTGGAGCAGTAAGATTAGTAATATCAGCGTTAAGTGTAATAATATTATCGCCAATGTTTAACGTTGTAGTATTGATGTAGGTAGTTGTACCACTAACTGTTAAGTCACCAGTTACTACTAGGTCATTTGTAATCTCGACATTTTGATTAGCTGCGTCGATTGTAATTGCTGTGCCGCTATCACCATTAGCTGCTAATATTAAATCGTTTGTACCAAATACTCTAAAGTTGTCGCTTCCGTCATTGTCAAAGCCGCCAACATTTGTCATGCGCAAACCTGATCCAGTTTGTGCTATGCGTAATGTATCTGCTACAGTTAACGAGTCGCCTGTACTATTTGCAGCAACAGTACCAGCAATAACAGTATTGCCAGTGCCAACAGCAACAGTAAATGCTTCGCCGTTATTAGCGGTATTTCTTACTTCAATGCCGCCATCTAAACTTGCTATCCCAGTTACACCTAATGTTGTGCTTATGGTAGCGGCGCCTGTAACAGCTAATATTGAACCATTAAATGTTAGGTTAGCACTATCCTCAACAGCACCAGCAGTGCCAGCAATGACAACTCGAGTAGCAGTCAAATCACTTACTGTAGCACTTGCTAGTGTTGTTTCGCTAGCGTTAAGTGTGCCACCAATTACAGTATCACCAGTTGCCCCAGCAATAGTTACTTCAGTGAGGGTGTCACCAAACTTAAAATCACCAGTTGCTCCAATTTGAAAACGTTGTGTGCCAGCAGTATAAAAGTCTAGTTGGTCATTATCAGCACCTGCGCTTGACTCTGCTAAAATATATGTGTCTTGATCAACGTCTTTAACACCGCCTAGTGATCCCCAGTTAGCACCATCGTATCCTTCAAATGTACTGTCTGTTGTATTATAACGGATCATACCTTGTGCGTTTGGTGTTGGGCGTTCTGCTGTAGTACCAACTGGTAGTGTTAATGCGCCATCACCTGTAATAGTTACATTGTCTGCTAGTACTGATAGTTTACCTGTTCCATCTGGATCTAGTATAATGTCGCCATTGGCATTACTAACACCAATTGTATTTCCATTAAATGTAAGGTTACCAATGTTGGCACTTGATAAGTTTGTACCTTTGTTACCAACAAAACGTGCGCCAACAACATAAATCGTTTTTCCACTGATGCCACTTGGTAAGTTGTCACCAATAAAGTTAAGCACACCACTTTGGTAATCAAAATACCATTCATCATTATTACCACTACCAGCGGCAAATAGTTGTGTACCAGTTGTTTGTGGGGCGGCGGCACCTGTGTTATCCATATAAACTTTTACTAGATAAGTTGAACCAAATTCTACTGGAATCCAATCTGTTAAGTTTGTTTTCCATGTACGGTTTGGAGTAGCTGTGGCATCTGGTGCTGTAGTAACAGTTGAAGTACCGTTACCGCTATCGTCATAAAGTTCTACAATTGTACTTGAGGATGAAGGTTTAGTTGCAGGAATTTGAGAAGCATCTTGCCAAATGTTATCGCCACGTATTAGTAAAGGACTGGCAATGCTTTCGTTAGTTGCTGCTTTGACACTGTTTACATCTGTTTTTGCTACGCCGTAACCTAGCTTCTTCCAAAGCCAGTCTACTTTTTGCGATTCGTTAATAGCCATCTCTCACCCTTATGTTATACTCAATGCTGTTACGTTTTGATTAGCTGCTAGAGCAAAACGTACCAATGCTACATTATTTGTCGCATTAGTTAAGTTTTCTGTACCCAATGTCATTGTGTAAGATCCACTTAAAGCAGTGTTACTAGCAATAATATCCCCACCAGTGCTTGCGCACCCGTTACTGCCGTTACCACCGTTTCCTGTATTAGCACCTGGAACACCAGCACCTCCATACTGTGTTCCACATTCTAACCATCCGTTAATTGTACTTGTGTTATCTATAGTTGTACCAGGAGCGGCTATCCAAACGCCGCTTACACCAGTACTACTTGTTATATTGATATTAAAGTTAGCAACAACTGTTCTACGGAACGCAATAGTAATGTACTGTGTTCCAGTATCTCCACTTCTGTCTGGACCTACTGGAAGATGACCAGTACTGTAGTCGTTAACGTTGTGTTCTAATACACCTAGTCTTATTGTTGCTTCTTTTGTGCCTACTACACCAGGATCTGATGCTTCAGAGTAAACACTGTTTGTATAAAAATTTGTTGCCGCTGGAATTGTAGGATTATTTGTTGTATCAGCACTAAAGTCAAATACACGTACTGCGTCATCAGTGTACGTTGATCCTAAACTACTACTAACATCAATTGCTTGTTCACTAATATTAGATTGACCTGCTGTATGTACTTGAATTATTTCTGATGGTGTTTGATATGAACTTGCGCCATAGATATTGTTTGTTCTATGTCTAATGTTTTCAACAGTTCTAACATTGCTATTAGTAATGTATACAGTCAAATCACCAAGTGTATAAGGAACACCGTTACCAGTATCAGCATTTGGAATTCCGCCTGTTAAGAACGATGAAGTTCCGTTAATTTGCGCATATGTATAATGTTGATTACCAATTGAACTTTGTGATGTACCTTCTAAATTAGTACCACTAGTAACATTGACAACACTTGTTGTATTTCTATATGCTTGTCCAATAAAGCTGTCTACAGTAACACCACTTAGCGTAAGTGATGGGCTACCACTGTTATAGTAAGGTATGCCTGAAATATATCTGTATGTTCCTGCGTTATTTTCTGATACTGTACCTGCTGTAACTGTAGGTACACTTGTAATATCATCTTTTACAAATTCAACAGTGTTAGTGTCACCTGTTGTACTGTGGCTAAGTTGGAAACTGTTAATACCTTTAAGAATCGCACCAGCAGCAACACTAAGTTTTGCTTTAAATCCCCAATACAATCCAGGATGGTATATACTACTGTTAAAGCTAGTAGCACTACCGCCTGCGTTTAATAAGTTATAATCTTCTTCATCTGTAATTACAAGATCGAAATATGTTCCACTATCATTACCACCAGTAAGTACTCTTGATCCAGCTACGGAACCGTTTATTTTAGCGTCAAGTGTTCCGCTATTTGCGTTATAAGCATATGTACTAATTACTGTTGTTTCAAGTTGCCCAGTTGTATTGTTTGTTAAGTCAACATCGTTACCAGCTGTTAATGAACTACTGCCAGTTTCATCTGTGGCTCCACTTGCTAGTTTTGGACTAAGTCCTTCATCGTTAGCAAACGCAATAGTTTTTGTATTCAATCCATTTGGTGTAGCAATATTAGGATCATATACTTTTAAGTTTAGTGTATCATTAACTGGTATTTCTGCTGGATCAGCAGTTGTATGTGTTGCTAATGTTAATGTTACCGTATCTCTACCTGTACCAGATGCTGTACCTGCTCCCCAAGTATGTGCTAGTCTAGCTCCAGAAACACCACCGGCTGCTGAATCACTTGCTATGTTATCAGCAGCAGTTCCGTCTCCCCAATTCATAGTATAAGTTACATCTGCCATAGTAGTATTAGTAGTAATATTACGCATGTGTAAATCATTACCTTCTATAACATATAAATCAGTAGCAATTAACGCATTTCCGCCTGACGATGCTCTATACAATTCAAATGCCGCAACTGGGTTTGCTGTGTATATAATAATATAATCTGTTCTTGTTGAACTTGCTTCGCTACCAGCACTGCCAACAATAGCACCGTTATTGTATGCTCTAACAACCACAGTGTAAGGACTTCCAGTATTACTTGTATATGTATGACTTGGTGTATTATCTGAAGTTGCTGTAGTTGTACTACCGTCTCCCCAATCAATATCATAACGATTTGCGGTTCCGTCAACTACTAAGTTAAGTGTTACTGACGTTCCAGCACCGCCACTTGTTGGTGTTCCGGTAAATGTTACACTACGCACAAATGTATTGTTACGTACATTTTCTAATGATTCATTAAGTTCGTCTAATACGTCTGCTACTTTGTCTGCGTCTGTGAATCCCAAGTATGCTCCGTCCTGCCAACTACTATCTGTTGGCGTACCTGCTGTTGCTTGTATATTATTTTCAGCAAAGTCTTTTGTAATTAAGTCTTGTGGGTTAGTTGGTGTGTATCCTGCAGCCGCTGTAATTTGTCCAGTAGCGCCAATAGACATACGCTCTACACCACCAGTATAAAAATCTAGTTCATCGTTGTCGTCGCCTGGTGCTGTCTCGGCACTAATGTAAGTGTCTTGATCAACATCTTTAACTCCACCAAGTGAACCCCATGCTGTGCCATCATAACCTTCAAAGGTAGTATCTTCACTGTTGTAGCGGATCATACCTTGCGCCGCTGTAGCTGGACGTTCTAATATTGTGCCAACTGGAAGTACAAGAGCACCATTAATATCAACAGTAATAATATCAGTATCACTATCAAGTGTTCTTAAAAATGCTTTGTTCCAATTTTGTGTTAATGAACCTAAACTGTATGTGCCGTTTCCTTCTGGTACAAAGTCACTATTAATATCAGCATTAAACACAACATTATCTGTGGCATCATCACCAACAGCAATAGTTCCGCTTGAACCTGCTTTTAGTGTAGCAATCCCATCAACTGTTAATGTACCATCAATTTGTACATTACCCGCAACATCTAAATCAGTACCAACAAAAAGTTTCTTAGCAATGCCAACACCACCGGCTACAATAAGAGCACCGTCTGTAGTAGTTGTTGAATCAGTTGTATCGTTTAAGTTTGCTATACCAGTAACACTAAGCGTACCGCCAATACTTGTATTACCAGTAGCACCCGAAATGGTTACTTCAGCAAGCGTATCACCAAATTTAAAATCACCAGTAGCACCAATTTGAAAACGTTGTGTACCATCAGTATAAAAATCTAGTTCGTTATTATTAACACCTGGTCCAGTTTCAGCAATAACATATGTATTTCCGTCAACATCACGCACGCCACCAAGTGTACTCCAGCCTGCGCCGTTGTACCCTTCAAAACTTTGTTGTTGACTGTTAAATCTAATTTGACCGCTTGCAGCTGTCGGTCGTTGCGCTGTATTACCAACTGGGATCGTAAATGCGCCAGTTGTATTTACTGTTATGCTCTGACTACTAGAGCTAATTCTATCCCGTTGATGATCAAAATTTATGGCCATGTAACTCTCTCACAATACTTTAATGTATTTATGCGGTGAGTTGAGTCATTTCGTTAAACTGTTTTATAGCAAAATCAAAGCACATTTTAGCTTCTTGTGCCATAGAGTCTTTACATCGACTACGTATTTGATCTTTGATTTCGCTTACATCTCCATCAAAGTCGTACATTGTACAAGCACCTGGTACACGTTTTCTAATCATTTGTCCACCACTTAGATCTCCCATATGGTGTACATAAATGTGTGCAAAAAGATCATGATCGTTCAGTGTTTGAATATGGGTAACATACTCAGATGTGCTTTCTAATAGATCAATATTATTATGTAATAGCAGTTCAGTTGCGTCTGCTAATATTTTTTCAGCACGTTGTATTGACTCAATACCTTCAAGAAGTCCACGGTCGAGAGCAAGAGATTCTAGTGCGCTATACTTGTGATATTGATTTAATAAAAATGTTCCGTACACGACTGGATTTATACTTCCACTCATCAGAACTTTAACGAATCCACATCGTTCCGCAGACCTGTGATGATCCATTGTTAGTTGTTTAAGGTTGCTCATAATATAATTCTAACATAAGTTAAGTTCTGCGTCAAGTTCTAATTATTGAAATACCAGATAGTACTATTGGCCCTGACAACCCAACAGTTGGCGCTGCTGCAGCGCCTCCACCACCACTTGGGTATGCAGTACTTACTGGAATGGTTGCTTGATATAATATTCTACGTGGACTACCTTGTAGGGCATTATAATCACTACTCCAACTCGCTGTAGGACTTGTAACTTCGACACCTTCGTACATATCTGCTGTTGGCTGTTCTTCTAGATTATTTTGTATCCAATTTCGAAGATCGTCATATGTCCAGCCTCTATTATACTGCATTACAAGTGCTAAGAATCCACATGCGACAGGACATGCGGCACTAGTACCACTAAAGCGTGTATCTCTACACCTAGAAATAGCTGTTAACCCAGAATAACTATCATCAGTTCTAAAAACATCAACTCCATATGTGCCTTCTGTTGCGGCTAATGTTCCGTCTGCTGGAGCATACAAATCAATTGCGTTACCCATGTCGCTGTAATTTACTTTTCTATCTTGAGTGTAACTTCCAGTCATATCGTCATCTAGTGCGCCAATATTAATTGCTGGAAAC